CATTCGTGTACGGACCCGAAGGCTCAGCGGTGTCTCGTATCAAGTACCTAGGCGAGACGATCGTCACCGGCTACGAGGTCAGTGCTGGTGTCGGCGACGTCGTCACATTCTCGCTCGACCTCCAGTGCACCGGTGCCATCACTCGCACCACGTTCTAGATCACCCCGCAATGACCAACCGTGCCCTAGTGGCCCAGATCAAGGAGTACCCCGTGTCCCTTCGTGACCGCATTCTCGCCACCGACGACATCCCCACCGAGACCCTAACCGTCCCCGAATGGGACTGTGACCTACTCATCAAGGGGATGAGTGGTGCAGATCGTGCTGGCCTACTAGAGCGAGCCGTCAACCCTGACGGTGGCGTGTCGTTCAGCAAGTTCTACCCAGAGGTCGTCATCGCCACCGCACACGACCCGGCCACCGGCGAGCGTCTGTTCGACGAGGCTGACCGGGACCTGCTGATGTCCAAGTCAGGGGCAGCCCTTGACCGGGTCGCCACCATCGGGCTCAAGTTGTCTGGCATGACCGATGAGGCAACGAAGGCAGCGGGAAAAGACTCTTAGTCAACCAAGAGCGTCGGGCGCTGTTTGAGTTGGCAGAGAGGTTGGGCAGGACAGTTGGCGAACTGCTCTACGGCTCTCCCGGTCATCGACCGGTTACGGCCTACGAGTTGACCGAGTGGTTCCAACTGTGGCAGTTGAGGAACGTGGAGGCTGAGGCAGAGGCGCGACGAAGCAGAAGGAGGTGACGTCAACCGGTGAGCACAGTTGCCGAGGTCAGTGCCAAGATCACCGCCGACGTCTCGTCGTTCACGCGAGGGATGCAGTCAGCCTCACGTGCTGCTGACGATCTGAAGCGTGAGACGGACACACTTCGGAAGCAGTCGATCGACGTCAACACCAACCCGTTCATCGCTGCCGTGAACAATGCGAACAAGCACCTCGACTCATTCCAGACCGAGATAGTGAAGTCCAAGGACCAGTCACTAGATGCCAACACTCGACCGTTCATTGATGCCGTCGACTCAGCCAACCGTCACCTCGATGCGTTGCAGGCTGACGCCAAGCACCCCATCACGGTGCACGGATCGGTTGCTGGTCTAACTGGGCAGACCACTGCGGCGCAGGCGGGCATGGCTGGGATGGCGGGCAGCGCCAAGAAGACTGGCGGCGCGATGGGGGTACTCGGCAAAGGGATGATGGTTGCCGGGGTCGCGGCAGTCGGTGTCGGCATGTTGGGTATGGCTCTCGGTAAGACGGCGCAGAAGGCGCAAGAGTCGGCGGCTGTTGCGAACACCACAGCACAGATCATCAGGAACACCGGAGGTGCGGCGAAGGTCACCTCCACTCAGGTCGCAGCGTTGGCAACGTCGATCAGTGAGAAGACCGGCAAGGATGATGAGGCAATCCAGTCGGGCATGAACCTGCTCCTGACCTTCCAGAAGGTGTCCAACGCTGGCACAGGTCAGGCAGCAGTGTTCGACCGAGCCTCTGCTGCGGCCGTCGACCTCGCAGCCACTGGGTTCACCAGCATCGAGGGTGCCTCCAAGATGTTAGGCAAGGCACTGAACGATCCGACGAAGGGGATGACAGCACTCGGACGAGCGGGTGTGAAGTTCACCGACGGCGAGGCCAAGAAGATCAAGGCCATGCAGAAGTCGGGTGACCTACTCGGTGCGCAGCAGGTGATCCTCGACAAGGTCGAGGGCAAGGTGAAGGGCGTCGCCGCCGCCTCCGCATCTCCGATCGAGAAGATCAGCACCCAGTTCGAGAACCTTCAGGAGGTGATCGGAGCCTCACTGCTGCCGGTCATCAGTGACCTGTCGAAGACCCTCGGCCCAGTGTTCGCCCAGATCGGCCCCCCACTAGGGAAGGTCGTCGGGATTCTCGGTGGTGCCTTCACGCAGGTACTGACAGCACTGACACCAGTGCTCGGCCCATTGACTGAAGCGTTCGCCTCGATCGCTGGCATCGTCGGTGGTGCACTGGTCAGTGTCATCACAGCCATGACTCCGACTCTCACACTGATTGCCACCATCTTCGCCGACCTCGCCAGCACTATCGGTCCAATCCTTGCACCGGTACTGGCGGTGATCGCGAAACTGATCGGGGCGATCCTGACGGCAGTGGCACCACTACTGCCACCCCTCGCTGAACTGATTCAGACGATCTTCAAGGCTGCGGCTCCCATCTTGCTGATCGTTGGGGATGCTCTTATTCAAGTGGTGAACGCTCTGATGCCGATCGTGGCCGCGATCACTCCGATACTCCCGATGGTCGGGCAGATGGTCACCTTGATGGGGACCATCTTGACGCCCATCCTTGAAGCCCTGTCTCCGGTGATTGTTGTACTAGCGGGAGTGCTAGCCAACCTGCTCGGCCGATCCATTGGGCTGACGATGGCGGGCATCGGTGGCCTCATTCAAGTGTTCGCAAAGGTGGCCCCATTCGTTATCAACAATGTCACAATCCCCGTGGTGAATGCGTTCATCAGTTTCGCGTCTGGGATTCTCGGAGCCGCTGAGACGGCGTTCTCATGGGTGCCCGGTCTCGGTGACAAGTTGGGCGAGGCCAAGTCGGCGCTAGACACTTTCAAGGGCACAGCAACCACAGCGATGAAGGGTGCCGCTGACAAGATCAGTACCGAAGGTGACCGCATCGGTGAGTCGATGCGACTCGCTGGGAAAGAGATGCTGGTCAACGGGCCGCCCGAGGCTAAGACGGCGGGCAAGGCTCTCGGGATCAACTATGCGGCAGGCATGGTTGGTGTACTACCGAAATCCACGGCGGCAGCCAAGCAGCACGCCAATGCGGCGCAGGCCGCACTGAACAAGAAGAACCTCGACGTCCACAAGGCGGGGGCCACGGCAGGGACGAAGATAGCCGACGGGATGAAGTCAGCGAAGCCCACTGTCGATGCCGCCGCCAAGACGGTTGCCGGTGGTCTCGCTACTGGTGTCACCACAGAGATCACTCGACAGACGCCTGCCGTCGAAGCAGCAGCACGAGCGATGGGTGCTCGGGCTGCTGCGGCCGTGAAGACTGGGGCGCAGGTGTCGTCCCCGTCGAAGGCGACGATCTATGTCGGACGAATGATCGCTCTGGGCCTTCAGGTTGGTATCAGCAAGGAACGGGGCAGGGTGGTGCAGGAAGCGAAGATGGCAGCCGCTGACGCCCTCGCCGCAGTGAAGGCGGCGAACAAGGCGGTGCGAGAGGCGAAGACCCCAGCAGATAAGGCACAGGCGCTGCGTGATCTGACTCGTGCCCAGTGGGCTTATGCCGACGCGCTCGCTGCCTCCAAGAATGCGGGCAAAGACTTCGACCGTCAGTTCCTCACTGCTGGTATTGAGGCCGCCGCCGCCGCTCTGGACAGGTACAAGGCTAAGGCACGCAACGCGTTAGACCTGTTCACGAGTGTACGAGACGCAATGAAAGGCTTCGGCGGCATAACGTCTATCGCTCTACCCGATGGTGCGACACCGGGGATCACTGACATCCTTGGCAACATGCAGGCAAAGTTGGGGGCGATCAAGGCATTCGGATCAGACCTCCAACGGTTGAGGAAACTAGGACTCAACAACGCAGTCCTCCAAGACATCATCTCTGCCGGTCCGATACAAGGTGACCAGATCGCGCAGGCCATCCTCAACACCGCCAAGGGTGGCGCGGCCGGGGTGGCGCAAGTCAATCAGGCGCAGCGAGAACTCGTGACCGCCGGGGGAGTTGTAGGCGACGCCGCCAGTCAATCGCAGTACGGGATGACTGGGGCGCAGGCACGAGGCGTAGTCAACACGAAGATCACCGTCGCATCTGGTGGCATCGTCATCAACTTCGGAGACGGCGTCCGAGCCGGTGATAGGACGGCGATCAGGGGCGTCGTAGACGTGGCGGTTCGTAAGGCACTCGCTGCCGCTGCAAGAGAGGCGGCCAAGTGACGACCTACAGGATCATAGAGGACTGCGTTGGTGGCGACAGCACCAACGGCGCGGGCTACGCTTACACCGCCGGGGAACTGGTGACACCGACAACCAGCGGCGAGATTGTGCAATTGAATTGCATGATCGACTATGGGCTAGCGATCATCGTGGAGGGTGTCTGATGGCGCAGGTCACCGGCATCTATCGTACGTCGGCCGCCGCTGTTGTGGTGAGCACCGATTATGTCCACGGCATTATCGCTGGGCAGACTGTCCGAGTCGTAGGCTCTTCAGTGCGAGCCTTGACGGGTATCAGTCTGAGCACCGCCTCGGCTATTACAAGTGGGGCCACAGTGGTCGGCACGATCACCACGGTCACATTCGCAACACCACTCGCAACGTACACGAGTGCAGCACACGGATTCGCTGTCGGTCAGTACGTGACCATCACTGGCATGGGCGCTGCGGGCAATAATGGCTCTTTCTTCATCACCGCTGTCGCCGCCAACACGTTCACGGTCAGTAATCTCTTAGGGGTTGCTGCGACGGTGCAGACTGGCAGTGGGACCACGCTTCCGTCGCTCACCTTCAATGCAGCAACGACAGGGGTCACAGGCGATCAAGTGGTTAGCACGACCGTCGGGTCAGAGGGGATGGCGATTTATCCGATTGTCACCATCCGACCGAACAGTGTGTACAGCAATGACGGTTTCACGGCAGTGGGTACGACAAGTCTCACCACAGCCGTGAGCGACAACCTCAACACGACCTACGTCAACAAGCCTGCCATCGGCAACCCTTATCAACTCGCGTACAACACGTCAGATATCGCTGCACCCGCAGCCACTCAATACATCTATGCCCTAGGTATACGGGCGGGTGTTTGGTCGCCTAGCCCCACATTCAGTTCAATGCAACTGGGGTATGACTCACCCACTTCCGGTGCCGGATATCAGTACGACGGCACTATTGGCGGTTCGGCCCCAGCGGCAGGGTTTGCCAACATTGATTGGGACAAGCAGATTGACTCTGCATCTACAGCAACAGTTGCGGGGCCTTGGGATCAGGACAATGGTGGCACTATTCCGTGGACGACGTCCGCGATTAACGTGACACGGTTGTGGTTCTATGACCAGTCCCTGTCAACAGTACGCACGCGGTTCTATGACCTGTGGGCTGACGTTGTCCTAGGGGTTAGTCCGTACCTCTCCGCTCTCCCCGTCCCTAGCAGCCTAGCGACGACACGTCCTACGATCTCTTGGACGCATGTGCACCCCGACTATTACGGGCAGGTCGCGTTTCAGGTCAAGATATTCACGACCCCCACGGCCACCCCGTCAACCTCAACGACCGGTCTCGTCTGGGATTCAGGTGTTGTCTATAGCGCTTCGAATAGTGTCACCGTCGGCGTTGACCTGCTCAATGCGACGTTGTACTACTGCTATGTCACGACCGGGGTGAACCCGTTCTCGGGATACTTCGGCTTGCCTGCCTCGACTGCCACCGTTAAGTACGGGGCTTGGGGTAGTGGCACGGCATCATCGTTCAACACGTTCACACTTGCGCTCGTGGCGCCGACGGCCCCGACGACGACAGCAGTTTGGCAAGCGGGGTCGCAGGCGTTCTTGCTGACCTCCACGGGTGCTGCCTACGGCGCAGGTACTCAGACATTCACAGTGCAACGATCTGAAGATGGGGGCACAACGTGGGCTGCGGTTCGGAACGGAACGGGGCTGGTGCCTAGCGGATCATTCATCACGACGGTGACCGATTACGAGGCCGACCGTGACTCGACGTTGTTGCGTTATCGTACGGTCGCCGTGGGTATCAATACTCTGCAGACGGTCAGTACGACGGGTACGGGTGTGACGGGTACTCCGGTGAGTGATAACAACTGGTGGCTGAAGGCACCCCTCTCCCCGACCCTGAATCAGGGTGGCGTACTGGTGCAAGCCCAGAACCTGAGCATCACCCGAGTGGAGGAGGTAGGGGTGTTCAGGCCCTACGGTCGCAGCACAGCGGTGACCGTGTCTGGCGTTCTCGGTGGCAAGGATGGTCAGGTCGATATTGCGGTGGTGGGCACGTCTGCTTGGGTGTTGTTGGAGCCACTGATTGTTGCTCAGCAGACCTTGCTAGTACAGGACCCGCTCGGCGATCAGAGGTACATACGCATCACGCAGAGGTCATATCAGGTTGAGGGTAATCGCACGAAGCCCGTGTACCGTGTTTCGTTGGATTATGTGGAAGTGAGTGCCCCCTGATATGGCACTGTCCACTGACACAACACTCGCGGCGTTGGTCCGGTCGTCTTACGTCGCTTCTGCTACGGCAACGGTAGAACTGAAGGGGCAGTCTGCTGATGTCCCCATCGTCTCAGGCAGCGTAACGGTCGATGCGACTCGGCCGATCAGGAGGAGCCTCTCCATGACCACAGTCGACACTACTGGGGCTCTGTTACCAGTCGGCACTAATGCTCTACTAGCACCGTACGGGTCTGAGATTACGGTCAGCAAGATCGTCACTGACCCCGCCACGGGCACGAGTTACACCCTCCAGCAGGGCGTCTTCAGAATCGCCAGCGTAAGCCTGAGCACAGATGCTAGCGGTGGGGTGAAGATTGATATCACCGGTGATGATCGAGCGGCCTACATCTCGCGACAGCGATTCTCATCAGTGCTGACCCTGACCAGTGGCCGAACGATCAATCAGGCAATCAGTGATGTGCTGGACAACCTTGACGGGACGGCACGCGCCTACCCTAGGTCACTGGCCGCATCGACGTACACAATCGACAGCAAATACGTCCTCATGGATCAGGACCCGTGGCAAACAATATGTGACCTTGCCCTTGCTGCTGGGCAGGAGGCGTACATCAGTCATCTAGGTGTTGTGACGACGGTGTCGATACCATCGATGGATGCGTTGGCGACGCCGACGTGGACGTACTTGGAGGGGTCAACGAATGTTGTGGTCGATGTCAGTCGCACCCTCGACGGAACAGCAGTACGGAACGGCATCCAACTCAGCGGGACCAACATTGGCACCGGCTCATTCCGATCAGACGTGTACGACACCTCCTCCTCCTCGCCTACTAACAGCGCGTCAGTGTTCGGCAAGCAACCGGAAACCATCGACTCGTCCTACGTCAGAACCCAAGCACAAGCGACCGCCGTGGCGCAGACCTTGCTGTCAACAGTTGTCGGTCAGCCTCTAGAGTTCAGTATCGTGCCGAATCCGGCGATGGATGTCGGCGACGTTGTGCAAGTGCAGTCATCACGTCTGGGGTTCATCAGCAACATGCTGGTGGACACTATTGATATGCCCTTAGAACCCACTGGTGTGATGAGAGTGACCGGCAGGAGTAGGACGTTGTGAGCAAAGAGATTCGCGACTTCGCCAACGCATACCGGAATCAGACGGCCTACGATTCACTTGCCCTCGCGACGATTGTTTCGTTCGATACTGGCAATACTTTGACGGTCAGGTTGAAGGGTTCAACATCTAACACTGCTGCCGTGTTCTTCACTAATCAGGTGGTGCCCGTAGTCGGCAAGACCGTTATCGTCCAACGGTTCGGTGCTGACCTGATTGCGGTGAGCAGCATCTTCGGGTCGGGCGCAACACAGACGCAACTCCCATTTTTCTCGCTCCGCCAATCAGTGACCGCGACCACGCTGACCACCGCTAGCACATGGTATGCGGTCACGTGGGACACGGAGGACGCCGACACTGACGGCGTACACGCCGGAACCTCCACGGATGTTGTGATCGTGACGCCCGGGTTGTATCAGGTCAGTGGGGGTTGGTTGCTTAGCAACACGGGCGGCACGGCCAACGCGGCCCGCGTCTCATTCTGGACCGCCACCCCTCCGGCCGGTGCCGTGATTCAGTCCAACGCTTACGCCTCCACGCCCGTCGGGGCGGTCACCGGGTTCGTCGGCGCCCACCTCAGCAAGTACATGTACCTGTCGGCTGCCGACGTCTTGACGATGCGCGTCCAGTCATTGGTCAACGGCAACGTCACCAACATCGGAACCGCCGCTCAACCATATCTGTACGGTCGCTGGGTCGGCCCAAGACCGGACCCGGCTTAGTGATGAGCATCCTCGCAGATATTGGTGTGCAAGATGGCGTCGGTATTGATGACGTCTTCTGGTTCGTCTGTGGTCTCGCCGCAACAGTGACCGCCTTGGGGGTTCTCTTGCGGCCCATGTATTGGCGGGCCAGAGCGTTTATGCACTGGTGGGAGAAGTTTGCTCGCGACTGGGACGGTGAGGATGGGGATGTGGGTAGGGATCGCGTGCCGGGTGTGATGGAAAGATTGAACGCCATCGACGGCGAGTTGAAGAGGAACGGGGGGTCATCGTTGAAGGATCAAGTCTGTGCGATGCACGATCAAGTCGATACGATTGTCAGGCGTCAAGGTGACATCGCTGTCGCCTTCGCTGAGCACGCCCGTCAACTAGGTGACCATCTACAAGGTCCCGGGCGAACCGGGTATGACCCGGGTCGTGAACGTCTCTAGCACCCCTGTCGTCTGATCCTCGGGCTACGATGAGCAGTGAACCGTTTGACCTGACCCTGATCTGGAGGTGGCCGTTGTGCCTACCCGTAATGTGACAACTCGTAAGGCCCCGACTCGTAAGGCCCCGACTCGTAAGGTGACCCCACCCACGCCACCGCGAGACGCCACGGAACCGTCGGCTCCCCCGTTCCCTGCCCGCCGTGCTATGGAATCAGGTGATCGAGGTGAGCACGTGTCCACAGCACAGCAACGACTGACCGCCCTCGGTCTGTACGACGGCAAGGTGTCGGGCGTGTACGGCTATGCGATGGTGCGAGCCGTGCGACGATTGCAGGGCGCTTCCGATCTGCGACCCTCTGGTGTTATCGACGCGGCCACGTGGGCCGCACTCTACCGATAGGAGACCCGTACCCATGTGGACCGCCTCGTTCTGGAGGGCAGTGGCCGAACGGGCCATCAAGACCCTCGCACAATCATTGCTCGCCATGCTCGCTGTCGGGCAGACCACGATCCTCACAGTCGACTGGCAGCAGGTCACTGCTGTCGCCCTGACCGCAACGCTGCTGTCGGTGCTGTCCAGTATCGTCTCTGCCGGGATGGGTAACACTGGCCCATCGTTGGCTAGTGAAGCGATCGTGCCACGCCTCACTGGTCACGCTGTCGAAGAGATCGAGATCGACCCGAGTCAGGTCGGCTAGCAATGCCGGTGTCGATCAATGGGTGGCCGGTGCTCGATAACCCGCCGTGGGATGATCCGCGTCTGACGCGGTTGAAGATACTGGGCACACCGTGTGTGGCCTACCTTCGTGCCTCACTGGCACCACTGTTCGTCAGTCTCGCCCTCGACTACCACCACACGATCCACCCGCTCGTGAACCGGGACGACGTCGACGGGTACGACTACCGGCAGGCGCGGGCAGCCGCTCGCTGGAGTGACCATTCGTCTGGTTCAGCCATCGACTGCCGAGCCTCCTATGAGGGTGCTCAGGGTCCCGACAACTATGACTGGTGGGATGGTCCGAAGGCTGCTGCCGCTCGTGTGATTCTCGCCCGGTACGAGGTCGTGATGTGGGGTGGTGCCAAGGCTCTCGGCGGGTCATATGGGGTGCCCAGTAATTACGACTGGATGCACTTCGCGTTGAAGCCTGAAACGACGCAGAGCGATGTGAACCGGGTAGTCGCCAAGTTGGGGATCAGACCAGACGGGACACGACCCGAGGGGCCGACACCGACGCCTGCTCCGGTGGTTGTCGTATCGGTGTCGAAGGTGCAGCCGGGTCGATCGGGTCCGCAGGTGTTGATCGTGCAGCGAGCGTTGGCTAAGGCAGTGGCCCTCGACTACAGCAGTGGCCCGGGCGTGTTCGGTCCCTATACTCGGGCTGCCTACAAGCGGTGGCAGGTGTCGTTGGGCTACTCGGGTCTGGATGCGAATGGGGTGCCGGGTCTGAAGTCGTTGTCGGCCTTAGGGTCGCGGTATGGGTTCCGTGTGATCCCGTGATCGTCGTGGGGTGTTTGTTGTTGGCTAAAGGTGATCTCAACTCGCGGATTCGCTGATCTCAACTCGCGGATTCGCTGATCTCAACTCGCGGATTGCCGTGGTGGTGGTGTTGGTGGGGGCGTTGCGAGGTTGGGGGGACTGATCTACCTCGGGTGCTTGACATAATCCCCTAACCCCCCCTAAGTTGGGTCATGTCAGCATCACCCACCCGAAGGAGCCACCCATGAACACCACCACCCACACCCCCCGCCCGGGCTTCACCGCCCGCCCCGGCAACGTCTACGCACCCTGCATGGGCGCCAGCGGCCACCGCCACGCAGCCCGCATCGGAACCTGCGACGGCTGCGGGTGGTCAGTCGGCCGCATGGATAACGGCCGCACGCTGAACCTGCTGCGCGACAACACCCGCATCGCATGCTGGTCGCAGGGCCACGAATGCAACCCCGAGCACGTCGAGTCCTACGCCGCCTTTAAGGCTTACCGCGCATCAGAGGGTGAGATCGTCAAGGGTGCCACGGTGACCGTCGTCAAGGGTCGTAAGGTCCCCCACGGCACCACCGGTGTCGTCACGTGGGTAGGGATCGACTCGTACGACAAGCCGCGCATCGGCTTCCGTACCGCCGACGGTGAGAGCGTGTTCACCGCCACGAGCAACGTGCAGGTGTCGGCATGAGCGCCACAGCCGAAGCACGCAAGGAGATTCGTGCCAACATCAAGGAACTGCGAGCCCTGCTGCGTGAGATCGAGACGGCCACTCGGGAGGGTCGGTGGTCTGACGTCGCCGACCTCGCGAACGAGGCATCGTGCACGGCGATCGACTGTGGCACCAGTGCTCGGGGGGTGACGGCATGAGCAAGCGCTGTCGGATCACGCTGGGCAATCGCGAGGCCGAAGCACTGTTGGCGATAGTGATGCTGGGATACGCCGACCTACAGACTGATGAGGATGACTCCATGTTGCCGAAAGGTGGGTGGCCGGTAGTTGATCGGGTCTACGCGAAGGTTGCCCGTGCCGCGCAAGAGGTGACCGCATGAGCGAGCCTACCCACGGGCAGTGCCCGACCTGCGGCCAAGTCAAGCCACTCCGCAAGGACGGCACGATGACCATGCACCCCGGGCGAGGCAGCAGCCGAGTGGTTCACTCGCCCCTTGACGGCCCGCCACCCAACTGCACCGGCTCCGGTCGCCCCGCATATCACGGCGAGGTGACCGCATGAGCGGGTTGCCGTGGGTCTACGACGACGGTGGGCGCACCGCCGCTGGGTATCGAGGGCACACTGGCGACTGCACCTGTCGGTCGATCTCGATAGCCACCGGCATGTCGTACGTGGATACGTACAACACGATCATCGAATACGCGAAACGTGAGCGCCCCACCGGTCGAAAGAAACGGTCACACCCTCGCACCGGTGTACACATCCCAACGATCCGGCGGCTGATGACAGACCTCGGCTGGACGTGGCACCCGATCATGCAGATCGGCTCAGGTACGACCGTGCACATGCGAGCCGACGAGTTGCCCAATGACGGCACCTACCTGCTGTCCCTGTCGCGGCACATCTCTGTCCTCATCGACGGGGTCGTACACGACACCTACGACCCGTCACGTAATGGCTCACGTACCGTCTACGGGTACTGGGCAGTGACGACATGAGCCGCCGATCATTCACGTGGGTCCGGTTGGCTAGTGACCGGTACTGGCCACACATCAGCACGACGATGTGGGGGGAGCGGGTGATCCTCTGGGACGCCACTATCCCCGGTAAGGCTGAGACCAGTAAGACCGGGCCTCACGTGTGGCCCAAGACGAAGACCGGGTGGGAGCAGGCATCGAATACGGCTCGTCAACTGAACGCCCACGAACTGTCGGACCCTGCTAGTACCGTCACACCACCACCTACCGAAGGAGCCACGGCATGAGCGTAGAACCAGTCGACCCGATCGACTACGACCTGACCGACCCTGAGATACTGGCCATGCCACCGGCTGAACGTGAACGGTTCACCATCACTGACGACCAGCAGGCCACGTGGGCGATGCGCAAACTCATGTCGCTACGCAAGCGACAGGCCGAGATCGACGCTCTCGCTCGTGTCGAGATCGAACGCATCGAGTCATGGCACCTCCACGCCAGTGGTGGCCTGATCGCCGACACGAACTACTTCACCGGTGTCCTCGTCGAGTACGCCCGGGCCGAACGTGAGACCAACGACCGCAAGTCGATCAGCCTGCCCTATGGCATGGTTAAGTCCCGAGCAGGTAGTCGACACGTCGAAGTGTCCGACGTGGCAGCGTTCACGCAGTGGGCGCAAGCGAACTCGCCCACCTTGCTACGGGTTCGGGTTGAACCGGACAAGGCAGCGATCAAGGCCAGCCTCAAAGATGAGGGGACCGCAGGTGTCATTGACACGACGACCGGGGAGATCGTGCCCGGTGTCACCATCGTTCAATCGCAGACCACGTACACCGTCGAAACCAACTAGGAGCCACGCATGACCACAATCACCATCCAACATGCACTGGCAGCCGTCATGGCTGACGTGCGCGAGGTACGCAAGACCGAACGGAACACGGGGCTGAACTTCAACTTCCGAGGTATCGACTCGGTGTTGAATGCTGTCGGCCCAGCACTACGAACACACGGGGTCGTCGTCCTACCTCGGGTCATCGGATACGACGCGACACCAGCGTCGACCAGTAGCGGCAAGTCATCGTTGCACGTCATCGTCACCGTCGAGTATCAGTTCGTTGGGCCAGCCGGTGACTCGTTGTCGGCGACCGTGATCGGTGAGGCAATGGACTACGGAGACAAGGCAGTCCCTAAGGCGATGTCAGTCGCGTTCCGTACTGCCCTACTCCAAGCCCTTGCCCTACCCACCGACGACCCCGACCCTGACTCGCAGAACTATGAACGGGCAGAGACTGAGTCGACCATTGCCCCAGCGCTGGGGGCTCTCATGCAGAAGATCAACACCGCCGACTCGGCCGAGTCGTTGGCTGAGGCGGTCGCCCTCGTGCAGCAGACCACCGCACCCCTGAGCCCCAGCCAGAAGGATGCCCTACGGCGAGCGTACGTGGCCCGTCGTGCCGCTCTCGGTATCACTGCTACCTGACTGATCCCCCGGGTAACCCTGACTGCGGAGTGTACGTGTTCAGGGTTACCGGCATGTCCCGCGCGTCAACTAACCCGGGGTCGGAGTACGTTCGGACGGTCAGCGGTAACCACGCCCCGAGATTGGGGCTCAACAATCTAGACGGAGGTGGTAGGTCATGGGCGACCCTAGCCTGTGGGACACATTCGCGGTCGATGATGAAGACGGCTGCCAGCACGGTGAACAACGAGGTGCCCGGTACTGTGCACTATGCCGACGTGCCGGGGTCACCGATGGGATCACCCAACGCGATCAGGCTCTGACAAGAGTTGAGGTGCACGCTGATGGGCCGTGGAAGCGACACGTCATGGCGGTCCTGTACACGCTTGCCAGTGAGCGTCAGCGGTTCACGACTGACGAGGTGTGGGCTCGACTCGATCCAGACATGCGCACCCATGAACCGCGTGCGATGGGCGCCATGATGCGTCAGGCCGCCAAGGCTGGGCTCATCACGGCGACCGACGGGTACGAGCAGTCGACTCGTCCCGAGTGTCATGCCCGCCCGGTGAGGGTGTGGCAGTCAGTGTCGGTGCGAGTATGAGTGTGCACGTGTCCTCCTATGTGTGGCGTCAGACACCGAAGATCGACCCGACAGCGATGCTCGTGTTGGTCGCGTTGGCCGATCAGGCGAACGATGAGGGACTGTCGTGGTATGCGGTCGGTACGATCGCCACTCGGTGTCGGATCAGTGAGACTCAGGCGCGTCGCTGGTTGCGTTGGTTGGAGTCTGCTGACCTCATCGAGATCAGTGAGCGACCGGGTAAGTCGAGCCTCGTGACTGTCACGATGACCCCTGCGGTAGAACACACCCCTGCGGTGGCCCGCACCCCTGCGGTAGACCACACCCCACCCCTACGGTCTACCGCACCCCACCCCTACGGTAGCCCGCACCCCACCCCTGCGGTAGCCCGCACCCGAACCATCACTAACCATCAAAGGAACCATCAGGTGAACCATCAACAGACCGACGACTTCGACGAGTTCTGGCTCGTGTACCCACGCAAGGCGGGCAAGCGAGCAGCACGTGTCGCGTGGGATCGAGCAGTGCAGAGTGTTGATGCCCCGACCATCGTGGCGGCTGCTGCGCGTTACCGTGACGACCCCAACCGGCAAGGGGCATTCACTGCTCATCCGTCGACTTGGCTCAATCAGGACAGGTGGGAAGATGAGCCACTGCCGGATCGTGGTGGTCAGACGCGACTATCTGGGACGGCCATGTACCTTGAAGCCGCGTCAGTGTTCGACGGGTGGGGCGACAGTGAGACGGGAGCGATCGAAGCATGAACCCAGAACAGGCTGCGAAGGTGCTCGCGATCGCAGGGACCTATGACCAGCGGCTGACCCCACCGTCTAGAGAGGATGCGATGGCTCGGGCGTTGGCATGGTCGCAGGCGTT